GAGTTTTCTAAGCGATTTGATTCGAACGATAGTGTGCATACGTGATGCGTTGAGTAATCCGCATCACCTAGGCTGTGAATCTAAGTATGTTGAATCTTCTTGGCTTCTTTTATTGTTGCTCAGTGTTGTATTTTTGACACTACTTCTTGTGAGAAGGATCCTGAAGGAAAGTCATCCCGCTTGTGGCGTTCACATGATTAAAGTTGGGCTGTTGGAAAAGCTAGCGTCCGGAAGGTATGGTGATCAGCTGTGGTCACCGGTCCAAAGGCGTCCTAATCCTACTCTCAATGATGATCAACGTTATGAGCAAAATGGCGGCATCGATCAGATGTCAACCCTCAGTTATCGTGAGGATCGCCCTGCTGCTTGCAGTGGGGGTGCACCCAACTCGCTCTCTTGTTAGGTGTTTGTGCTATGAAGAACAGATGAGGTTCGGAACTGGAGTTGTAAACGAATGCGTTCGCGTAGATCGTAACTACAGCAAGTTCCTGATAGTTCCTGCTGTAGCTACGAGTCGCGCGAACGCGTTCGAATCAGCTCTGGATCTAAATCTTGTCTTAGTATTATACGACACAAACAACCTTGATATCGGAGCCGGCGTCGTGCATAGTGTCCTAAACTTGAATGCGAAGCGGTAAGATGGCCTCTACTGAGGGGGTGTGAGGCTGTATTAGACCAATGGATCAAACACAGCAAAATAGGAGCATTATTCATGCCCAATGACAACAAATCAAGAAACAAGGACCACAACAACAACAACAACAACAACGACTACGCAGACAAGCGCCGTGGAAAGGGAGACCGAAAGAGCGTGCCAGACCATGCTAGATCTAAGCATGGCTCCGGTGGCAGAGCCCGTAAGTCTCATTCCACAGGTGCCGCCCAAAGGACTGTCAAAACGGGCGAAACGAAAGTGGGAAGTGGAACAATTTCGAGCTCAGGCAGCTCAGAGTTGGAGGATACCGGCAGAAGAGATCGCGTTTCGCAGTCTCATGAAAATGACTCCAGATCAACCACTCCCACCGAACTGGCAGGAAAGAGCCAGAGCAGTCTTTCGCAGGGTACGGGAAGCGAGGTCCACACCAAGTCCTCCGACAACTACTCCTTCAGTCGGCCCGATGACTCAGACAGTGAGTCAGAATCCGACACCGACCCAGATTTTGACCCCGGCTCAACAAACTACTTGGCAAATGCGGCGACTACCCAGAGAGCCACAGAAGGTGATGCGGGGAAAAAGGACCCTAACCATAACTATGGAGCTTCCGGATATTCCAAATCTGGAAGAACTGATTTCACGTGCTACAGTTGCGGTCAGCATGGACATCGAAAGCGAGATTGTCCAAACGGAGGAACAAAGGGCAATTGGAAGCCCCGTGGAAGTGGTGCGTCTACACTCTCAAATGACATCCAAGGTCAATTCATCGGATTGCAAGGTGAAATTGATGGATTCAGGGCAGCCGGAGCCCAAAAAGACAAAGAGTTAGACCAACTGAAGTCGGATTTGGCTTCAGCGAAAAGTGAGGCACATGATTTGAGTGAAGAGTTGAAAGTTTTTCAGGCGGAACAAGAGGACGAGGTCCTCGACGAAATTCAGTCAATGAATTTTGCCGTTCAGCCGAATAAATGGAAGTACTCAACCTCAGTGTATGATGCCGTGGTACTGTTTAGCATATTATTTTCGTGTACAATATTGCTAGGAGGGTTGATTGGTGTCACTCTCTACTGGTTATTTGTTACAGGAGTCGTACAACTCGATGTGTTTGTTTTTTTTGCTCAACAGGTCTATACCATGGTGTACAACATTTGTGGTTCGATACTGATTATTCTCCCATTTCGAATCATGTTGATTTACTTGTCAGCCAACTTCCAAACAACGGACAGATATTTCTACAAAGGCGAATTCAAGCGTCCCGTTCACGGTGATCTTCGTGCGGATGGCCAAAGTATGAGAGATCTGAAACATGGACCTAGATATTTCTGGGTCACTTACCGTCAAACTTCTTATTCCTGGATCGTTATTCCGAATGTCGTGGATACCGACTTTTTGGTGTCAGCCGAGATCATGTCACAGTTATGGCTACCCAAAAATATGGATTACACCGCACCCAGTTCTTTGATTTGGGAAAGAATGGGACGTGTTGTGGAGTCACTTCATACTGTGAATTATGACCGTTATTTACAGTTCTCACAACACAATATCCATCAAGACACACGGTTGGTCGCTTATGCCATGTATCTTAGTATCCGAAATGATCGTGAGGAGAGAGGTTTGCTTTTCAACATCGCCCAGCTGCAGTAATAGGGAGGTTGTTTGGCTATGGTTATCGGTATGGAGAAGTCCCCTTGCCTAAATTAATGGGTATCAAGGATGGAGCTAGCATAAAGTTGGACATGCTCTTTTTTGAGCAAAGTTGGGCACGACGTCCTCCCATGTTGGTTTCACTTGGTCCTGTTGTGAAAGGGGCAGCTCTACCCCATCCTGATACTACTCATGGCCCGACAGCTGTAGCTGGGTGCTGCAGACGCGCTGCAGTTCGAGTCCCAAAGGTCGACAAACGACTACTCCCACGTTTGCGCCGATTTGTGAGGAAATGGTTAAAGAAAAATATGACTCCATTGTCGCCAGATTCTGACGTGACTTTCGAGACGTGGCTTGAGAAAACGAACTATACTCTTGCCAGAAAGAATGAATTAAGGCGAATATATGAAGACTGTCCCAAAGATAGGCTACAATTTTTCCATTTCTATTGCAAATGTTTCCTCAAAGATGAGTGCTACAGCGAATACAAGCACGCTCGAGGAATCTATTCAAGAACAGACGAGTTCAAGTGCGTCGTAGGACCGCTGTTCAAATTGATTGAGGAAGAGGTATACAAACATCCGTCCTTTATCAAACATGTGCCTGTAGCCGATCGCCCAAAATATATCAAAGAAATGCTAGATAGAGGTCCAG